GCGTATTGCTGCATAGCAGTACTGCCACGCATTTTCTGCACCTCCAGACGGCGAGCTACGCCGCCCACAAGGCACTCGGCCATTACTACCAGAACATCGTGGACTTGGCCGACAAGTACGCAGAGGCGTATCAAGGCCACTACGGCATCATGCCCCTCGCTGACTACCCCGAGGGGTTTAAGGTACAGAAGGACGCCGCCGTATACGCCAATAGCCTGCTGACGTTCGTGAAGGGCATTCGGGATGACCTGCCAAAAGACACCGATTTGCAGAACATCATTGACGAGATCGTGGGCGAGATCGCCTCCCTTCTGTACAAACTGGAGCGTTTCAAATGAAAACTTGCTTCCGCTGTAAAGAAGCAAAAGACGAAAGTTTGTTTTTTAAGCACAAACAAACGTCTGACGGTTTGCATAGTTGGTGTAAGCCGTGTTGCACAGCGGGAAATATGCGTTCTCGGGCTAAAAAAGACTCAACGATTGAGGGTAAGGGCATCACCATTTGGCGAAATGCCCAGAAAAGCGCCGAAAAACGAAAGCAAGAATTCTCAATTACGCTAAATGACATTGTAAAAGCGTGGCGTGATCAGCAAGAAATTTGCGCGTATTCAGGTCGTAAAATGACCTTGGTTGCTGGGCAATTAAACACAGTTTCAATTGAGCGAATTGACAGCACAATTGGCTACACGCCTGCAAACACGATTTTGGTGTGCCAAGCAATCAATCGTATGAAATCAGACTTCAATTACGATGATTTTTATGCGTTGTGCCGAGACGTTACACAGTTTTTAGGTGACGAAGAACTGCAACTGGCGGTAGGAGCTTTCAAGTGAGTAAGCCGGGACTGTATGCCGCGATTCTCGCTAAACAAGAACGCCAAGCCCGGCAGCGTCGGGAAGGTCGCCCTGTAGAGCGTACTCGCAAGCCCGGTGAGCCGGGTGCGCCAACTGCCGAAGCGTTCCGACAATCGGCAAAGACGGCGAAGAAATGAGCGCGGCTTGGACACGCAAAGAGGGGCAAAACGCGAAAGGCGGGCTGAACGCCAAGGGTCGTGCCTCGTATAAGGCCGAGACAGGCGGAACGCTGAAGCCGCCGGTCAAGTCAGGCGACAACCCACGCCGAGCCTCTTTCCTCGCCCGTATGGGCAATATGCCGGGGCCGATGGCAAAGAACGGCGAACCGACACGCCTAGCCCTCGCACTTAAGGCATGGGGAGCCTCTAGCAAGGAGGACGCCCGAGCCAAGGCCAAAGCCATTAGCAGCAGGAACAAGGCATAAATGCCTAGCACATCTGACAAGCAACGTCGGTTTATGGCTGCTGCGGCACATGACCCCGCTTTTGCCAAACGAGCGGGCATCCCGCAGAGCGTAGCCAAGGACTTCAACCAAGCCGACAAAGGCAAGAAACTTGCCGCGGCTATGAAACGGGTGCCGAAAAAGAGTTAGGTTGATGCTCCAACACAAGGCGCATTGGTATGTGTATGAGCTAATTGACCCGCGAAACGGGGAAGTGTTTTACGTCGGCAAAGGCAAAGGCAATCGGATAGACGATCACGAATGGGAAGCCAAAACGGGGCATCCCTCATACAAATGCAATAAAATTCGGTCTATTTGGGATGACGGCCATCAAATCATCAAGCAAAAAGTTGCTGAATTTTGGGATGAAGATGCTGCCTACGAACATGAAGAAGATCGGATTGTTAGCATCGGGTTAGACAATTTAACGAATATCACGGGCGGCGGTAGGCGAAAACTCACCCCGTATACCGTGCCAAAGAAGGAAAAAGTCAAGGGTAAGCGATGGGTGCCGAAAACCGCGCTACCAGACGTTACTTGTTGGAAGATTGTGCGTGGATGGACTGGTTGGGTAGCCGCTTGGCTGAAAAGACCTAATCCAACAGATGTGCTGACACTTGCAAACGCATCACCGCTAACCAAGATTGCAACAGAAGGGTTAGTAAACAAACTAATCCCCGTTGCAATAAAGAAATTGAGCGAAAACCCCAACAATCATCCAGAACTGATAGAATTGTTGCGTCCTTGGAACATTGATTTAAGATTTGAGAAAATTGAATCATAAATATGGCTAAACGCGCACAAACAAGGATTAGCGAACGCACCGGGTTGCCAAAGCAAGGCCAGCAAGGCGAAGGCGGCGGGCGCCCCCGATTTGAGATCAATTACGAGGATGTTGAGCGTCTTGGAAAGATGAAATGCACGCAAGAAGAAATTGCTGCATTTCTCGGCTGTAGTGTGGACACGCTCTTGCGAGACGAAAAGTTTTGCGAACTATATAAAAGAGCGATAGAGAATGGCCGAATGTCGCTCCGTCGCTTGCAATGGGCAGCAGCCGAGGGCGGCAATCCGACCATGCTCGTCTGGTTGGGTAAGCAATATCTTGGTCAAACTGATAAGCAACAACTAACAGGCGAGAACAACGGCCCGGTCAAGGTACAGATCGGATGGATGGCTCCCGAATAATTTTGCCTTACCGCCCACGCAAGGCGTTCATGCCGTTTCATGAGCGCACGAAACGCTGGGCTTGCCTTGTCGCACATCGCCGCGCAGGCAAGACCGTCGCCGCCGTCAACGACATGATCCGCGCTGCTGCGATGTATCAAGGGCCGTATGGTCTATTCGGATACGTCAGTCCTTACAGGTCGCAGGCCAAGGCTGTTGCATGGCAATACTTTAAGGACGGCGCACAGCCCATTATCCAATCGGTCAACGAACAAGAGTTGACCATCACACTTATCAACGGCGCGCAGATCCGCTTGTTTGGCGCTGACAATGCTGACGCGATGCGCGGCCTCGGATTCTCGGGCGTATACCTTGACGAATACGGCGACTTTAAGCCGAGCGTGTTTGGGAACGTCATACGCCCGGCCTTGTCAGACAAGCAGGGCTGGTGTGTCTTTGGAGGTACACCAAAGGGCAAGAACCAGTTTTGGGAAATCTACGAGACCGCCCAACGCTTACCCGATGAATGGTTCCTGTTGCGCCTCCCCGCATCTACCAGCGGGTTACTACCCAGCAGCGAACTAGGCGCTGCGAGAGCGCAGTTGGCCGAGGATCAGTACCTACAGGAGTACGAGTGCAGCTTTGAGGCTGCGATCCTTGGCGCTTTTTACGGCAAGGAGATGCGCGAGGCGCAAGACCAAGGCCGTATCACCAACGTACCGTACGACCCGAGCCTGCCGACGTATACCGCGTGGGACTTGGGCTACCGCGACGACACCGCTATCTGGTTCTATCAGGTCGCCCGTGGAGAGTTGCGCGTCATAGACTTTTACGCCGTCTCGGGCGAGGACATCCACACGATTGCCGATGTGGTACGCAACAAGCCGTACCGCTACGCCAAGCACTACCTACCGCATGACGCGAGAGCCAAGAGCTTGCAGACCGGCAAGAGCATTATTGAGCAATTAGCCGCGCAACTGGATATCGCCAAACTTGCCGTTGTCCCCGACATCGGTGTGCAGTCGGGCATCCAAGCGGTACGCATGATGTTGCCGCGTGTGTGGTTTGACGCCGAGCGTTGCCGTGATGGCATTGAGGCGCTGCGGCAGTATCAACGCGAATACGACGAAGATAAACGCGCCTATCGTCAGTCACCGCGCCACGATTGGACGTCACACCCTAGTGACGCTTTCCGTATGGTTGCGGTATCATGGTCTGAAGTCGCTGACAAGCCCCCAGCGCCTGAAGTGAAACCGCTGATGGTGGGGCCAGAGAACACCGTGACCCTGAACGATATGTGGCAGGCTCACGACCGCACCGTTAGCAGGAGAGCAAGGATATGAGTACGAACGCACCGACTCGGTATAACTACGTTGCCGTGGCCGCAACGTCTACCACCGCTTTTGGCTCGGTGGGGGCGTACATTCAGCGCGTGGTCGTCAACGTCGCCAGCAACACCGAGGCAACGTGCTTGCTGAAGGACGGCAACACGACCCTCGTTAGTTTCCCGGCCACGACCGCCGCAGGCGTCTACAGCGTGGAGTTGAACGTAGCCACCAAGGGGCAGATTAGCGCCACTTGCAGCGGCAACGCCTCTATGTCGGTTGTTGGACTGTTTAGCGATTACGTCTAATGGAAGGCATACTGCAACCCGAGCTTGAGAAATACCTGAAGGTCGTCGCGCAGTACGACAACGAGTTCGCCAAATGGACGGCGCGAACCAAGAAGATCGTTAAGCGTTACCGTGACGACTCTCGGGGACAGGGTGGCAACGAAGCCGCCCGCTTTAACATCCTGTGGAGCAACGTCCAGACGCTCAAGCCTGCCGTTTACGCCAAACTTCCGAAGGCCGACATCAGCCGCCGCTTTGGCGATAACGACCCCGTAGGCCGCGTGGCAGGGCTGCTGATTGAACGCGCCATTGACTTTGAGATTGAGCATTACCCCGACTTTCGCTCAACTATGGCTTACGCCGTGGAAGATCGGTTCCTCGGTGGTCGCGGTACGGCATGGGTGCGCTACGAGCCGCACGTTGCCCCGATTGGCATTGAGGACGATGGCTTATCCATTACCTCTAACATTGAGCAGGGTGAGGGTGCGCCGCCTGACCTAGAGCGCATTGAGTACGAGTGCGCCCCGACCGATTACGTCCATTGGAAGGATTTTGGACACTCACAGGCCCGCACATGGGAAGAAGTGTCGCAAGTGTGGCGCTGGGTCTACATGACCAAGGAAGCCCTCGCAGAACGGTTTGGCGACGAAATGGCGCGGAAGATTCCGCTAGACCAAGGCCCAGAGCCGCTGAACGCCTACAACGAAGCCAAGCGCACTTACAACCGTGCAAAGATTTGTGAACTGTGGGACAAGGAAACGCAGAAGGTCTAT